GAAACAGTTATGACACCATAACGGTGTCATACACCTAGTATAACACAAATATTACTGACGAGTCAACCTCATTTGATGATATAATATATAAACAATTTTTTTTGAAAGAGGTAAAATGGCAACATATAGAGGATCTGGATCAGGTACATATAATATTGGAGAAAGACCTCCATATGTTAATTGGACTGTTGTTCGTGGAGATACCGCCTCATTTCGTGTTTATGTAACAGATGATGAAAGAAATCCCCTTACCATCGCTGACTGGACAATACAAATGGAAATAAAAAGACCTACAACAAGTCCAGTAGTTCCTGGAGAAATAACAGATACAGCAACTCTTCTTTATAGCATAACTCCAGCTGCCGATGTAGATGATGGCCCAGGAGAGTTTACAGTATCACTTACTGCAGCGCAAACTCTTACACTTGAAACAAATGATATTTGGGATATTGAACTTTCTTTACCGCAGAATGAGATTGTTTGGACAGTTGCTCAAGGCAAAATGACTATTCTTGAGGATGTTACGGCATAGTGGCAAGTGTTACTTTATATGAAACACGACCAGTAAGAACTGCTCGTATAGAAAGAGAAGATTATCTTAATACTTCTTTTAAAACTGGAAAAAGAATATCTTTAATTGAAGAGACACTACCGTTTAGAGTAAAGTTTACCGCTATAATGGTTCCTGGATACGGACCAAATAATGTTCCAGCGATTCCTTTACAGGTTATAGGGTACAGCAACTATATATTATAGGTGGGTAATAAGTGAAAAGTATAACAATAGCAACACCAATGTACGGTGGTATATGTCATGGTGCTTACTTAAAAAGTATCATTACTCTTATTAATTCATTACATAGAAAAGGATATAAGGTTAACTTTTCAGAGCTTTCTAATGAGTCACTAATTACACGTGCTAGAAATACACTAACAGAGATATTTTTAAGAACAGCTGACGAATATTTATTATTTATAGATTCTGATCAAGGATTTAATCCAGAGCAAGTTGTAAAAATGATTGATGAAAACGAATCTTTAATAGGTGCAGCTGTTCCAATGAAAGGTATTAATTGGGATAGAGTTAGGTTAGCAGCAAAAGATGATAAGCCTGATCTTTCTCAATTTACATCTATTTATAATGTTAATATTTCTAATGAACAAAAAGAGATTTTAAAAAATAATCCAGGCCAAAAAGTTGAAGTTGATTACATAGGAACTGGATTAATGTTAATACACAGAGATGTTTTTCAAACATTAAAGGAGTTTACTCCATCCTATAGGTCTGATCAACATTCTGCTGGAGGTGTTTCATATGGAGATACTATCTATGATTTCTGGAGAACTGAAATAGATGCAGAATCAAATAGGCTATTGTCTGAAGATTATAATTTTTGTAAGCTATGGAGACAAGCAGGTGGTAAAATTTATTTAGCCCCATATGTTAAGGTAGTCCATGTTGGAACATACTGGTTTAAATAAACTTGAAGGTTTTGGCCCTGTTTATGTTATAAACATGGAAAGATCTATTCAGCGTAAACAATATATTGAGGAACACTTTAAAAAATATAAAATATCAAATTATTCTTTTGTAAATGCTATAGATGGATCAAAAGAAAATATTGACAATATGTTAGTTAATTCAGTTAGTCGGTTTTTGTCAAATGGAGAAGCAGCATGTTCAATTTCTCATATTAAGGCAATAAATCAATGGTTGCACGAATCAGATTCTGAATATGCAATTATTGCTGAAGATGACATTAGTTTTGAAACTGTTGACTTTTGGGACTTTACTTGGAAAGACTTTTTAGGGTCTATAAATAAAAAATACGATATATTACAAATGGCAATAATAAATAATTTTATAGTTAACCCAAGGCTTCATTTGAGAGAGTACTTGGACTGGTCTGCTTCAGCATATCTTATAAAACGTTCATTTGCAGAAAAGCTTGTTAAAAAGCATTTAGTTGATGAAAAGTATATTCTTGGTAGTAATAGACTAAAGTCTTTATCAGAAGGGCTGCTATATACAGATGGCTTATGTTATTCCATTCCTCTTTTTACCTACAGCACAGACCTTGGATCAAACCTTAACCCAGAACATGTAAATACAATACATCTAAGATCAAAAAATCAAGTTTTAAAATATTGGAAAAACAATAAAAGATTTAAATTAGATTTAATTTAAATAAAATATGTTATAATTTGACCATGGCCAGATTACCACTATCCACTGTAAAGACTAAGTTTCAAACGGGCGATAGGCCCACAGAACAAGACTATGTAGATTTAATTGATAGTCTTTCTGCCCAGGCAACAGATCTTGGAACCATGGGCAATAATGAAAATACCATCACAGGAATTGAAAGTGCTACCGTTGTTGATAACTTTGACGCAACGGCATGGAGGATGGTTAAGTATATTATCTCAATAGCTAAAACATCTGCTGGAGATAATAAATTTTATGCAACAGAATTGACCATACTCGTTGACGGTACAGATGTAAATGTATCTGAGTATGGAACAATAGACAATGATGGGAATATTGGCACCGTTGCTGTCTCTCGTGTGGCAAACACAGTAAATATAACTGTAACACCACAAGTGGGGATTACGCCTGTAACAGTTCGTTATGCACGAATTGGACTCAAGGCTTAAACTACAAGGAGATATAAATGGCTACAGTCAACAAAGACTTTAAAATTAAAAACGGTCTTATCGTTGAAGGTGCTAATGGTACCATCAATGGATATGACATTCTTACAAAAGATGCAGCAGACCAAAGCTATATCATAGGTTTAGTAGGTGGCTCTGCAAACTCCGAAGCTATTGCAAACTCAATAGTTCTTCGTGATGCAAATGCAAGCTTCTCTGCAAACGTTATCACAGCAGATCTTGTTGGTGACGTAACTGGTCAAGTATCAGATATTTCAAATCACGATACTGGCGATCTTTCTGAAGGCACAAATCTTTACTTTACAAATGCCCGTGCTGAAGCAAGCATTATTGAAATGCTTACAAATGCTACACAAACAAACATTTCAATCACCGAAATCGGTGGCGGTCTTGTAATTGAAGCAGAAAATGGTGTAGCAGATTCTACAACAGATGATCTTGACGAAGGAGTAAACAACCTATACTTCTCAAATACAAGAGTTCATAATACTCTTAGTGCTGGAGAAGGTCTTCAATATAATGGTTCTGGAGAGTTCAGCGCTCACCTTGGTTATGGATTAGAAATTGCAAACAATGCAATCAGAATTGATGATGATGTTATTGCAACAGATGCAGATGTTTCTTCTGCAATTTCAGCACATAACGTATCGTCTAACGTTCATGGTGTTACTGGAAATGTTGTCGGTACAACAGATGCACAGACACTTTCCAACAAGACTCTTGGATCAAACCTTGATGCAAACAACTACACTGTAACAAACCTTCCATTACCAAGTAACTCAACAGATGCAGCTTCAAAAGCATATGTTGATGCTGTTTCTGAAGGTCTTCATATTCACGCAGCTGCAGTTGCTGCAACAACAGCAAATATTAATCTTGCAACAGACCTTGAGAATGGGGACATTCTTGATGGTGTAACGCTTGCTACTGGAAATCGTGTTCTTGTTAAGAATCAGAGCACAGCTTCTCAGAATGGTATTTATGTCGTTCAAGCATCTGGTGCAGCAGTTCGTGCAACAGATTTTGATGCCCCAGCAGAAGTTGATGGTGGTGATTTTATCTTCGTTACTGGAGGTACAACACAGGCCGATACTGGTTGGGTACAAACATCTGAGCTTGTAGCAACAATTGGTACAGATCCAATTTACTTCACACAGTTCTCAGGTGCAGGAACATTCCTTGCTGGATATGGACTTTACCTTGACGGAAACACATTTAATGCAAATGCTAACGTTCTTGCAAGTCTTGATTATGTTGCAAATGCAGTTTCTGATCACGCAGATCTTGTTCACGATGTTCACGGTATTGATGGTCTTACTGATGGAAATATAGTAGGTACAGATAAACTACAGACTCTTACAAATAAGACCCTCGGAAGCTCTGTTACTTTGGGAGCTGATCTTGATGCAGTAAACTCATATACGATTGTAAATCTTGAAGAACCTTCAAACAATCAAGATGCTGCTACAAAGTTTTATGTAGATAATGCAATTACTGGAGTTGGAAACACAATTTCTGGTCTTGACACCGATGATATTGCTGAAGGAACTACAAACTTGTATTATTCAAATACAAGGGTTGATGATTACATAAACGCTTCTATTGATACTGATGACATTTCAGAAGGAATTACAAATCAGTACTTTACGAATGCACGTGCTGAAGCAACAGTCATTGATATGTTGACAAATGCAACAAAAACCAATATCTCAATTAGTGAAATTGGTGGAGCACTCGTAATTGAAGCAGAAAATGGTGTTGCTGATTCTGATACTGACGATCTTGCTGAAGGTACATCAAATCTGTACTTCACCAATGCTCGTGCAGTTGCAGCTCTTGAAGCAATAACTCCAGACTTTGCTGAGATTGATATCAACAGTCTTGCAACACAAGTTGCTGCAACAACTGGAAGTGTCGCTACAGCAAGCCAAGTTACCGCATATAGCTGGCCAAAAGCAGATTATCGTTCTGCAGAATTTTTGGTTAAGGTTGCATATTCAACACATACAGAAGTTTCTAAGGTTCTTTTAACAATGGATACATCTGATAATATTGCAATAACTGAATATGCAATAGTTGGAACAAATGGTTCTGCATCTACAATTACCGCAGATGTTAGTGGTAGTGATGCAAGATTACGAGTAACAACTCTTAACAATAACTCAACAGTTACCGTAATGGGTACATTGTTAGTATAATTTAAAATAAAGGAGAACCAGTGGCTACAGTTAACAAAGACTTTAAAGTAAAGAATGGCCTTATTGTTGGCGGAGGCGGAAACTTTACAGGTACTGTAACAGTTGCCACCCCAACACTTGGAACACATGCTACAACTAAAGACTATGTTGATGCACTCACTGGTTCTCCATCTATTCCAGTTGGTAATACTGCTCCAGCTTCTCCAGAAAACGGAGATTTATGGTTTGATTCACTAACTGAAAGAGTTCACGTATATTATTCTGGCAGTTGGCTGGCAATTGCAAATCTTGAAGATGCAGAGGTATTACAAGATCACATCCATGATACATCAATTGATGGCTCTGGACTTATAGTAAGTACTTTTGTAAGCGGTGGGGCATATAATGAACCAGGATATATAGTTAGTGGTGGAAACTATAATACCGTCACTTTTGAAGCAACATGGGATGGCGGAATAGCAATAGATAATTTTAATTAATTATCTGTTATAATAATACCACATACAGAGGAGTGTATAAATGGCAACAAGAATGCAACAGCGCAGAGGAACTGCAGCTCAATGGACTGCAGCTGATCCAATTCTCAATGTTGGAGAAATAGGTTATGAAACAGACACTAACAAATTTAAAATCGGTGATGGAGTAAATCACTGGGCTAACCTAGTACACTTCTATGACTCACAAACAGTAGCAGCTTTAATTGATCAGTATCTTGATTTTGAAGATGCACCAGAACTCCTTGATACAATTAAAGAACTTGCAAACGCCATTGGAAATGATCCTAACTTTTTAGCAAACGTAGCAACAATAGATTATGTTGATACAGCAGTTACTAACGCAACAACAAATATTTCGGCTCTTGCTGGAGTTGGACTAGAATATGATGCTGTAAATGACAATATCAATATTGATGATTCAATTGTCCAGACTCGTGTAGCAAATGTTTCTGATACTGAAATTGGATATCTTAATGGTGTTACATCAGCAATTCAGTCTCAAATTGATAGCAAACAAGATGCTGTTGCAGGCGTAACTAGTGCAGAAATAGGTTACTTGGCAAATGTTACTGCAGATATTCAATTTCAAATTGATTCAAAAGCAGCATCGGCAGATATTTCTGAGCTTTCAATAGATGCAGTTGCAAATGCTCTTACAAGTGCAAGCCATACAAATATTACAGTATCCTATAATGACAATGCTGGAACAATTAGCCTTACAGCAGCTCCAGGATATACAGATGAAAATGCACAAGACGCAGTAGGAAATGCAGTCGGTCTTGGATTATCTTATGATGATTCAAGTGGAGCTATTTCTGTTAATGCTGCAACGGTTCAATATCGTGTAGCAGATGTTTCTGATACAGAGATTGGCTATCTTAACGGAGTAACTTCTGCAATTCAAACACAGATAGATTCTAAGGCAAGCACAACTGATCTTTCAAATCACGCATCAGATACAACAAGTGTTCATGGTATTGCAAATACAGAAACCATTGTTTTTACAACAGACAGCGGTACTGTAACTTCTACAATGATTGCTAATGAAACAATTGTAAATGCTGATATTGCAAATACAGCTGGAATTGCACTTAGCAAGCTTGCTATTGATCCATTAGATCGTGCAAATCATACTGGCACACAAGCAGCAAATACAATTTCAAATTTTGATACACAGGTAAGAACTTCTAAGGTAACTGACCTTGCTGCTCCAACAGGTTCATTCTCAATGAATAGCCAAAAGATTACAAATCTTGCATCTCCAACAGATTCAGCGGATGCTGCTACAAAAGGATATGTAGATTCTGCAGTTGAAGGTCTTCACGTTCACCCTTCTGTTAAAGCAACAACAACGACAAACGTTGCTCTTGCAAGCGCTCTTGAAAATGGAGACACACTTGATGGTGTAACTCTTGCAACTGGAGATAGAATTCTTGTTAAGGATCAAACTACAAAATCTGAAAACGGAATTTATGTTGTCCAAGCTTCTGGTCAACCAACACGTGCAACAGATTTTGATACTGCAGCAGAAGTTGACAGTGGTGACTTCGTATTCGTAGATCAGGGAACAGTTTATGGAAATACTGGATGGGTTCAGATTAATACCCCAGCAACCATTGGAACTGATGCTATAGAATTCGTTCAATTCTCTGGTGCAGGTACATATACTGCAGGAACTGGATTAACACTAAGTGGAACAGTATTTAGCATTAATACTGGAACTACGGTTGATTTAAATACTGCCCAGACTTTAACAAATAAGACATTAACTAGCCCAACATTAACATCCCCAGCTCTTGGTACTCCAGCATCTGGTGTCATGACAAATGTCACTGGCTTGCCTCTCACTACTGGTGTAACTGGAACTCTTCCAGTAGCCAATGGCGGTACTGGAATTACATCTTTCGGTACTGGAGTAGCTACTGCTCTTGGAGTAAATACAGGAACATCTGGTGCATTTGTTGTTAATGGAGGAGCACTTGGAACTCCATCATCTGGTACCCTTACAAATGCAACTGGTTTGCCACTAACGACTGGTGTAACTGGTACATTGCCAGTAGCTAACGGCGGTACAGGTATTACATCTCTTGGATCTGGTGTTGCAACATTCCTTGGAACACCATCATCGGCTAACTTGCTGGCAGCTGTAACAGATGAGACTGGTACTGGAGCTCTTGTATTCGGAACATCTCCAACAATTGCAACTCCTAGAGTACAAATGGCAATGAATGCACAAACTGGAACAACTTATACACTTGCTCTTACAGATGCATCAAATAGGTGGGTAACATGTGATAATACTTCTGCAATTACTGTTACTGTTCCACCAAGCGTATTCTCAGTAGGAGATCAGATTGCTGTACAGCAAACAAATACTGGTCAAGTAACATTTGCAGTAGGATCTGGTGTAACAATTACATCTGCTGGTGCAACAACAGCTGCTCCAAAGATTAGAACACGTTACGCTTCAGCAGTTGTAATATGTACTGCAAGCAATACGTTCACAATTATCGGTGATATCGTATAATAATAATTAAAATAAAAAACATTAACACGCTCTTAACAGGGCGTGTTTTTGTTTTGTCTTAATCTGTGCTATACTTAGGTACTACTTTGAAAATTGCAAAGTACTCATATTATTTTTATTACGAAAGGTTTTTAAATGTCAGATATCTTTTCATTCCGTCTTGTAGATGATTTTGTCAATAAATACAGTGAGGTAGAACCGCCGTTTGGCTTTGCCGATGCTGGTGGTAACTCACTTGGAGAAATAACATTTATTAGGACTTACTCTAGAGTAAAAGAAGACGGTACAAAAGAACGCTGGCATGAAGTTTGTAGGCGAGTAATTGAGGGTATGTATTCAGTACAAAAGAATCATGCCAAGGAAAATCGTCTACCTTGGAATGATAATAAGGCTCAGAAGTCTGCCCAAGAAGCTTTTGATCGTATGTTTAATCTTAAATGGACTCCGCCAGGGCGTGGTATGTGGGCATTTGGAACCCCTATGACAATGGAAAAAAGAAACTCTGCAGCCCTTCAAAATTGCGCTATGGTTTCTACAAAAGACCTTGATAAGAATGACCCAGGAGCTTTATTTGCGTGGGTAATGGATGCTTTGATGCTAGGTATTGGGGTAGGCTTTGATACTGTTGGAGCAGAGAAAAAATTTCCTATTTATGATCCATCAGAGCCACCATTTGTTTATGAAATACCAGACACTCGTGAAGGCTGGGTAGAGTCAGTAAGAATGCTCATTAATTCTTATTTAAGGCCAAATCAAGCTATTCAACAGTTTAGCTATAACCTAATCCGTCCTCTAGGGGCACCCATAAAAGGCTTTGGAGGCGTTGCAAGCGGTCCACAACCACTAATTGACCTACATAACCGTATTCGTAAAGTCATCGGCGGTAGAATTGGAGAAACACTTGATAGTCGTGCTATTGTTGATATCGTAAACCTTATTGGAACATGTGTTGTTTCTGGTAATGTTCGTCGTTCTGCAACTCTAGCTTTGGGTGCTGCTGGAGATGATGATTTTATTAATCTTAAAAATGCAGAAGTTTTTCCAGAACGCAATTCATTTGATCCAGAAAATCCAGGATGGGCATGGATGAGCAATAACTCTATTTCAGCAGAAGTCGGAACTCGGTATGAAGATTATGTTGATTTAATTGCAAATAATGGAGAACCAGGATTTATTTGGCTTGATGTTGCTAGAAATTTTGGTAGGCTTGCAGATCCTGCAGATGGAAAAGATTATCGTGTAATGGGTTTTAATCCATGTGCAGAGCAACCTCTTGAATCTTATGAGCTTTGTACGCTTGTTGAGGTTCATCTTAACAGACATGAATCCAAGGAAGATTTTCTTCGTACATTAAAGTTTGCATATCTTTATGGCAAAAGCGTAACTCTTATTCCTACACATTGGCAGCAAACAAATGGTATTATGCAACGTAATCGTCGCATTGGCACGTCTCTTACTGGTATTGCTTCATTTGCAGATAAGAAAGGTTTACCAGCAGTCCGTGAGTGGATGGATGAGGGATATAAGACTATTCGTAAATACGATCATTCATATTCTGAATGGCTTTGTATTCGTGAGTCTATTCGTGTAACAACTGTCAAACCATCTGGGTCTGTATCTATTCTTTCAGGAGCTACACCAGGAGTTCACTGGGCTCCAGGTGGTGACTATTTCCTTCGTGCAATTCGTTTTGGTGATACTGACCCTATGCTTCATTTATTTAAAGCAGCAGGATATAAGATTGAAAAAGATCTTGTATCAGCAAATACCCAGGTAGTATATTTCCCAGTTCATTCGGGTCATCCAAGATCTGAAAAAGATGTAACATTATTTGAAAAGATAGCGCTTGCTGCTACCGCTCAAAAATACTGGTCAGATAATGGTGTTTCTGTTACGCTTTCTTTTGACAAAGAAACAGAGACTAAACATATAGCTCCTGCCCTGCACATGCACGAAGGGCAGTTAAAGGCTGTATCATTTTTGCCAATGGGAAATACGGTATATCCACAGCAACCATATACTCAGATCACAAAAGAAGAGTATGAGTCATATATTGGAAAGATCAAAAAGATTAATTGGTCTGCTATTTATGATGGGGTTGGCAATCTTGACTCTGTTGGTGAGGCATATTGCACTACGGACAGCTGTGAGATAAAAATAGGATAAAGTGGTTTTGTTAGGTACAAAATTGCTATAATCTGGTATACTTATGGTCATGAACAATAAAAATAATCCATTAATTAGTCCAAAAACTGGCAAGCCTATTGTAAGTAATGTAAGGCGAAAAGTCATTGAAAAAAACTATGACTGGGGTCTTTATGTTTATAAAAAGTCTAATGGCAAGTGGTTTACTGATGGCAATGGAAATGTTCTAAATATCCCATCAATGCGAGGGGATATAACAAAAATAGCAGAACTAAAAAATGCAGCAAAACATTATGGCGATGAAGGTGACGGTAGCTGTATTTTTGTTCCAGGACTTACAAGAATTTCAGAAGAAGAGCATACTGAGCAAATGGATAGATTTAAAAATGGATTGCTTCCATCAATGAACGATCTCGGCGCTATTCATGCTGCACAGCAAACATTAAAAACCTATGGAAGAGATGCATACGAAAATGAATAATAATTTTGACTATATTCAGGCATCATTGAATACTCAGACAGATGATGATAGTGCTTTTAAAGATCATGATCCATTTAATAAATCTTGGGAAGTCTTAAAGGACTACGCTGGTTTAGATCAAAATTTTAAAAGACGAACAAGTAGAAGTTTAACTAAGTATGTTAATACAGAAACAGATGCATATCTAAACTCAGCAGCTGCTATACCAACAGGACAGGATGCACAGTCAAAACAAATCAATCCTGGCACAGTGTATAGAAACGGTTATGGGTTATTTGATGTAATTACTCCTCCGTACAATATGTATGAGTTAGCTAATTTTTATGATACAAACTTTGCAAACCATGCTGCAATTGATGCAAAGGTACAAAATATAGTTGGATTAGGATATCGCTTTGATATTACAGATAGGACACTTCTTAGTTTTGAAATGTCAGAAGATGAAGGAAAAGTAGAAAGAGCAAGAAATAGAATTGAACGTGCAAAGATTGCTATGCGAGATTGGGTAGAATCTTTAAACGATGATGACAGCTTTGTATCAACTATGACAAAAGTATATACAGATGTTGAA